CTATCTCCGGGTGGACACGGAGGATGAAGACGCCATGATCGCCATCCTTCTGTCTTCGGCCGGGAAGCTCTGCGCCGATGTTGCCCGGCTCACCGATGAACAGTGGGCTGCGGTGAACAACGATAATGAAGACGCCACCCTTGGTCCCACGCGGGAGACAATGAGGGTGGCGATCCTCTATGCGCTTGGATATCTGTTCGAGCATCGGGAGGAAGCCGACCATCACAGTCTGACGCTTACGCTGCGGTCCCTGCTCTTCGGCCTCCGGGAAGGAGTCGTGTGATGAATATTGCAGGGCTCCGGGTGCGGATCACCATACAGCGGAACGAGACTGTGACAGATAAGTACGGCAATCATAAATCCGTCTGGCAGGATTATTTCACCTGCTGGGCGACAGCGGTGACCAGTGGCCTTTCTTCTTCCGAAGATGAGACCGCCGGTCATACTGTCGAAGCAGACCGGCTGGATCTGACGGTCCGGTATTCCTCCGAAACCGCTGCCGTCAACTCCAAGCAGTACCGCATTCTGCTGGGCGACCGCATTTATAACATTCTGAGTATCGACGAGATGGGCTTCAAGCATAACAGCCGAAAGCTCCATACCGAGCTGACGGAGAGGTGATTCTATGGGGCGCAGGGTAAGCATTGACGGTCTGGCCGATGCAGTCATGCAGGAACTGGACAATTACGCTGACACTACCACGGATGGCGTGAAGGCAGCAGTGAAAAAGGCCGCCAACACTGTGAAAAAAGAAATCGCGGCGGGAGCCCCGGAACGGACCGGACGTTATGCAAAAAGCTGGCGGACCAAGACCACGAAGGAAAGCGCTTCCGCACTGGAAATCACGGTGTATTCCCCAACACGGTATATGCTGGCCCATCTGCTGGAACATGGGCACGCCATGCGTAACGGCGGCCGGGTTGCTGCCAAGGTGCATATCGCGCCTGCCGAGCAGGACGGTATTGAAGAACTGGAGACGGAGATTGGGAGGACGCTGCGGCATGGATAATCTGATCAGCATCATGGAAGAGATCGGCATCCCATATGCCTACGATCATTTTGCCGAGGGCGAGTCTCCGGAGCCGCCCTTCGTTTGCTTTCTCTGTCCCGGCAGCGACAACTTTGCTGCTGACGGCTGGGCCTATTTCAAAGTTGATGTCGTTCATATTGAACTGTACACCGACGAAAAGAATCCGGAAATAGAATCCCGCATTGAAACCGTGCTCGATGGGCACGGCATTTTTTATGACAAGACCGAGGTCTGGATCGAGAGCGAACGGCTCTACGAAGTCCTTTATTCTTTTGAGGAGGTAAAACCCCATGAGTAACAAGGTGAAATACAACCTGAAAAACGTTCACGCCGCGAAGCTCACGACCGAGGTCGTGGACGGCGTGACGAATTATTCCTACGCAACGCCCAAGGCGATCCCCGGTGCGGTCAGCCTGTCGCTGGATGCTGAGGGCGAAAGCTCTCCGTTCTATGCTGACGGCATTGTGTATTTCCGCACTTATGCCAACAACGGCTATTCCGGCGATCTGGAAATCGCGCTGATCCCCGAGTGGTTCCGCACGGAGATCCTCAAGGAGCTTCTGGACAGCAACGGTGTGCTGGTGGAGAAAGCGGACAACACCGAGAGCGTGAAGTTTGCGCTGCTCTTCGAGTTTGACGGCGACGAACACGGCATCCGTCACGTCCTGTACAACTGCGCAGCCTCCCGGCCGAGCATCGAGTCCCAGACCAAGGAAGAGACGATCGAGCCGCGGACAGAGACCCTGAATCTGACGGCAGATCCCCGCGAGGATGGTCTGGTCAAGAGCCGCACCGGCGACACCACCGCCAAGGCCACCTATGACGGCTGGTATGGCGCTGTGTATATTCCTTCGATTGAGCCCACGACGGAGCCGGAGGAATAAGCCATGCAGGAGAAAACTGTTGTGATCAGCGGCAAGGAGGTCCGGTTCCGTTCCTCCGCCGCGATCCCGCGGCTCTACCGCATTAAGTTCAAACGGGACATTTTCAAAGACCTCACCAAGCTGGAAAAGTCCTACAAGGGCAAGACCGATGACGGTGAGGAAATGCAGATCGAAGATCTGGAGATCTTCGAGAATGTGGCCTATATCATGGCCTTTCATGCTGACCCAACCATTCCCGGCACCATTGAGGAGTGGCTGGATGAGTTTGAGATGTTCTCGATCTACCAGGTGCTGCCGGAGATCCTTGAGCTCTGGGGCGCGAATCTGGTGACGGACATAGAATCTAAAAAAAACGGAATCCCAGCGCCCGGGAGATAACGACGCCGCTTTTCCTACTCCGATGCCTGGAGATCGGGCTCTCCATGTCGGACCTCGATCTCCTGACCATCGGCATGGTCCTGGATATCTGGACGGAGAAAGGAAACGACGATTACAAATACGGTGAGAAAGATACCGTGCGTGTCGCCGGGCAGAAGGATTTCGATAATTTCTGATGAAGGGAGGCGAGCATCATGGCTGGGCGCATCAAAGGCATAACAGTGGAAATCGGGGGCGACACTACAGGTCTGGAAAAAGCCCTGAAAAGCGTTAATACCACGATCCGAAACACCCAGAGCCAGCTGAAGGATGTGAACCGCCTTCTCAAACTGGACCCGTCCAATACAGAACTCCTTTCTCAGAAGCAGCGTGCGTTGAAGGATGCGATCGGCGCTACCACCGACAAACTGGAAACGCTGAAGCAGGCACAGGCTCAGGCCAAGCAGCAACTGGAAAATGGTGATCTCGGACAGGACAAGTATGACGCCCTGCAGCGTGAGATTATTGAAACCGAGCAGGAACTCCGCCGCCTGCAGGAAGAGGCAGCCTCTACCAGTGTGGCGCTTGCCAAGATCGACGAAGCCGGGAAGAAAATAGAGTCCTTCGGCGATTCCGTCACACATGCCGGTCAGGCGATCATGCCCGCCTCTATGGCAGTTGCCGGTCTCGGTGCTGCCGCAGTAAAGACCGCTGCGGATTTCGATGCAGGCATGAGCAAGGTTGCCGCCATCTCCGGAGCAACTGGTGATGATCTGGATGCCCTGCGGGATAAGGCCCGCGAGATGGGTGCCAAGACCAAGTTCTCCGCATCCGAGGCTGCCTCCGCTATGGAATACATGGCGATGGCGGGTTGGAAGACCGAGGATATGCTCGGTGGCATCGAGGGTATCATGAACCTCGCCGCCGCATCCGGTGAAGATCTGGCGACCACGTCGGACATCGTAACAGACGCCCTGACAGCATTCGGCCTGACCGCTCAGGATTCTGCCCATTTTGCAGATATCCTCGCTGCGGCAAGCAGCAACGCGAATACCAATGTCGCCATGATGGGAGAAACCTTCAAGTACTGCGCTCCCATCGCGGGGGCTCTCGGGTTCTCCGCGGAGGACGTAGCAGAGGCAATCGGTCTGATGGCCAACGCGGGCATAAAGAGCACGCAGGCCGGTACAGCGCTCCGCACTATCATGAACAACCTTTCCGGTGAGGTAAAGATCACCGGCGCGGCGCTGGGTGAAGTCACCATCGCCACCACCAACACAGATGGCTCCATGCGTGAACTGTCAGATATTCTGGCAGATTGCCGTGGGGCCTTTTCTCTGCTTTCCGAATCCGAAAAGGCTCAGGCCGCGGAAGCGCTGGTTGGCAAGAACGCCATGTCCGGCTTCCTCGCCCTGATGAATGCCGGGGATGCGGATATTGAAAAGCTGGCCAACTCTATTGACCATTGCTCGGATACCTTCGTCAAGACTGTTGATGGTGCGATTATCCCAATGTCGCAGGCACTTGAAGAAGGCATTGATTGGATTGAAGAATACAACGGCGTATCGGAGCAGATGGCCGCTGTCATGCAGGACAACCTCGGCGGGCAGCTGACGATCCTGAAATCTCAGCTTGAGGAACTGGCCATCTCCTTTGGAGAAATGCTGATGCCCGCTATCCGGGCAATCGTCAGTAAGATTCAGGCTTTTGTAGACAAGCTGAACGGTATGAGCGAAAGCCAGCGGAAAGCTGTTCTGACCATTGGACTGATCATTGCTGCCCTGGGCCCGCTGCTTGTGATTCTCGGCACAGTCATTTCCAAGGTCGGTGCTGC